CATGGCCGGAATAATCCTATCTTCAATAACCCGCTCCCAATCCTTCTTGCTCATCTGCAACAGACTTTCCACGTTCCCGGCATTGGGCAAAATCTCATTATGTACGTTTACGATCTGCGTAATGCCTCCTGGCCCCGCATCTTTCGGTATCACCGTCTCCCCGCGCTCAAGAATTGCCGGAAACTCATTCGGCCCCAATCCGGCATGCAGCCGAGGGATAGATTGCGGCATATCCAGGGGTATCAGTCTCATGGGTACCTTTGTTTTGCCCACAACACCGCCCTCATGGAACAGGCCTCCAAGAAAACCGCCACCTCCGCCGAATGCCATGGCCGCTTTTAATACTGCTATTTTTATGAGCATTTGGGCAACCATGTCTGAAAAGGCCCTAAGCAGTGAGCGGGTGAAGGCTTTGAAATAATCCTCAATCGTTTTCAGCTCTCCGGTGAAGATGTCGAAAAAGAGATCCGAGAAATTGCGCTGCATAGCCCGAGCTGTCTCATCCGTGACCGCTCGTTTCCAGGCATTTAGTTCTTCTAAGGCGGCCTTTTGTTTATCCAAACCCTCTTGAATATAGCGATCCTGTTCATCCATTACCGCCTGTAGGCGATCCAAATCCTCCTCATACATTCGTTGCCTAAGGTCAGCGATGAAATCAGCGAATTCCTGGGCTTTTGTTTTGGTCGTGTCAATGGTTTCATCGTCAAACGGCGGAATCCCGTTTGTCTTGGCGGCCGCCCGGATTTCTTCAATAGATGCCTTGATCAACCCCATTATGTCAGTGACTTTATGGATTGCAAGACCGCTCTCAAGGAGCTTGTCGAGTTTCCCGGTTGCCTCTTCAATGACACTTTCCCAGCCCTTAATGATCGTCTCCTGCTCGCTGAAAATCCGCCTTGAATTGGTCAGCATGTCATCAAAGATACCTTTGAAATTAAAGGTCTCCAAAGTCCATGTGACAGCGCCCCGGATCTTGTGTAAACCTTCCCATAAGGTTTTGGCGAAATGGGCAAAACCGATTTCGAGCACGTACCAGATTTCCTGCCAGCCCCGCCATGAATCGGCAAGCAGGGCGATGCCGTAAGCGCCTTTCTCGGCCATTTCACCGATTGCCGTCAAAAAGGTTTTGGCATAGCTCTGAATTTCATCCTTGTTTTGCCGGATGTAATGGACAAGCCGTTTCCCTGCCTCTGTGCCGGTTGCCGCCATTTCACTGAAAAGGGGAATAATGGCCTGGCCGATCTGTGTTTTGATACCGGTGAAAACCCGCCTGAGTCTGAGCATGTTATCTTGAAACTCTGCCGCCTGATCCGCGCTCACTTTATCGAAGGTAATACCGAGGGCGTGTGCTTCCTCCTGCATCTTTCGAAGTCCTTCGGCACCCTGTTTCATCAAAGGCAAGAGCTGCGTCCCTGAGCGGCCAAATAATTCTTGAGCGAGGGCCACACGCTTTGTATTATCTTCCATTTTGGCCAGGCCCTCGGACGCCTCGGCCATAATACTGTCGAGGTCTTTCAGGGTACCGTCAGCGTTTTTGACCTTAATACCCAAGGCCTCGAAAGACCGCTCTGCCTCTGCAAGTCCCTCGTCGGCATCGCTCATGCGCTTTGCCAGGGTCCGCACGCCTTTTTCAAAACTTTCCATGCTCGAGCCGGAAAGCTCTACCGCGTGCTTCATACCCGAAAGCATTTCAGAGGAAAGCCCCAGGCGGAGGCTCATCTTTTGAAATTCATCCCCGGTCTTGGCCGTGCTTTGAGCTACAGCATAAAGCCCGGTACCCAAACCGCCGACTGCTACACCCGCACCGAGGGCGAGCTTCTTGAGTCCGGGAAGCATGCCCCGGAGGGATTTCATAGTACGAGAGAATTGATCTTTCGCGTGTATGATTATTTCAAGTTTTTCGGCCATGTTCCTGCCTTATCTTCAACCATTCATCCCTGCAAACAGCGAATATCTCAATGATAACGTTCGGCTGCTCTAATACGCCTCCGGGGTCCGGCCATTCCCTGAGCCGGTAAATGCCGTCCGTGTGCAGCTCGTGGCAGTCATAAAAGATATCCAGCCAAATCGAAGCGGGCCAACCGGCGATCAGAGCCCTTACGCTACGGTCCCGGCCTGCTCTGCCGTAAAACCGGATGGCCCGCCTAAGTTTTTTTCATCTCCCGAATTCACGCCGGAAATTGAGGCAATCTTAGAAATCACTACTAAGAGAAGGGGAAGGAATTGCATTTCTTCTGTCAAATCTTCTGCCGTAATAGGCCGAGCCTCTTCGGTTTCCGAGTCTTTGACTTTCATATCAATGTTTCTGATATGCTCGGAAAGTACCTGTGAGCCCAATTCCTGAAACTCCAAGGTCATATCAAATAAAGCATCGGTATCCTGATCCTTTGGCATCTCTTCCCATTTCTCAAGCAATGGCCTTACGGCCAGCATTGCCTTCCGGCGAAAGGGGCGGATCTCCATTGAGACTTTTTCACCGTTGAATTCCGGCTCAAATGGCCGCCATCCTATGAGGTATTCAGTACCCATGTGCCTCCTAATATGTTGCTAAAGTGTTTACAATCGTAAATCTGCCTATCGTTCCCGACCCGCTGTTGTATTTCGCCTTGCCCGTAAACGGCACCTCTATGAGGCCCGGACCCCCGATATTAGGCGGAAAGGTCGTATAAAATACGGAGGGAAGGACGATTTCAAGCGCAGTGTTATAGCCGGAGGCGCATGCCTGGCCCTCGACTGTTACTATATATTCCTGCCGGGTCTGATTGCGGTAAAGGTCAAATTCGGTATCATCTTTGAAGATCGCTGTTCCGGCCACCTCTATTGTCCGGTAATCACCCCGCTTGATCCGGTTTGCATACTTCTTGCCGTCCAGTGTGCCTTTGGCCTCAAGATTATTGTTGAATGTGATTGTTATCGTGGAAAGCTCGTCAACCGCAGAGCCGCCTATCTGTATGCTTGCCTGGTTCCACATCCACTCCGATCCCGTAGTATATGATGCAGTGTTTTTGGCTACCTTGCTAAAGCCTCCGCCGATCACCGAGGCCGTTTGTTTGATAACCGTGCCGTGTGCAATCTCAAGGGTTAGGGTATTGAGCAGGCAATCTTCATATTGATGAGCGCTCCCGGCGTCCCGATAAACTTCAACCGTCATGGGCGGTACTGCTGCCAGATCGCCCCAATCGTTCGGGCTCGGCATGAATACATGACTATATTCCGATGTGCCGAGGGTTGCCGTGTATGAATCCACGTCACACCAGGCCTTGAAAAATTTCCCGATTAAAAGCGGGTGAGCGGGTACCACGATATCGCCCGCTATCTCGTGAAATCCGTCTAGGCTCTCGCCCTCTTCCATCCGGTTTCGCATCCCCGATTCGACAATCTCCGGTACCGTCTCGACCAGGCTTTCGGAGATAAGCGGAAACCAGTGGTAAGATCCCGTTTCGGCGGTCCCGTAGCTATCCTGAAACCCAATCCCTAAATGTCCATTTTGTCCATAAGCCATTATTCTTCAACCTCCTCTCGCTGAGCTTTTTCAAGCTCCTCGTCTATATCTTTCCCCAATCCGCTGATCTGCAGACCGAGCTTTGGGGTTTCTTGCTTAGATTTCTTTACCTTTGGTTTTTGCCAGAGCTTGCTTTTAATAAGCTGCTCGGCCAGATCATCGCCGACGTTTCGCACAGTACCCGTTCTCACGAGGCCGATGCGCGAGTATTCGCGTTCCTCTTCGCCGATGTATTCTAGTTTCATGCTCTTACCTCTGCTTTAATGGTTATGATTGCAGCATGAAAGTAAACTTGTGCCTCCTCATCCTCATTGAATTCATACTTGATTTCATATCCATTTGTCATGCTAACCGTATTGTTAAGGGTTTTATTCGCTGTGAGCACGTCCATGACTTCTTTTTCCGCATCCTGCAAGCGGTCCTCTGCGTCCTCCCCGCTTAAAAAACTGGCCGTCTGGATCTCTACCATGACAGAGGGGTGGGCAAGCCATGGCTGCGCGCCCGTAGTGTAGGGATCGTAATCTAATCCGCTTCTATAAATACCGATCCAGCCCTTGCCTTGGGCTGCTGTGTTCGGGTCATCATTGCGTTTTGGGTTTCGCTGAATGATGTAATCGGACAGGTTATCATCCAAAACCGTCTTGACACCCTTGGTTATATCCTTCATGTTGATCATTTCAGGATTTTCCTCGCCCACTTAGCGTAAAGTTCTTTGATCTGCGGGCCGATCTGCTTTTGTGTGGGCAATATCCGGCGCACCGGCAGATTGTCCTTGCCAAGGTGGTGCTTATAGGCATAATTCACCCCTGCCTGAATCTTCGCTATCCAGGCATCCCAATAGTGTTTCCATCGGCTTCGCATCGTTCCGGTATCCTGCAGGATCATTATCCTGCCCGTTTTCTTCGGCCCTTTCCGCCGCATAGCAATAGTTACGGGCGAGAGTTCTTTCCAGCCGGTGCCCGGATGAGCCAGCTTTCCTTGCGTCTGGAAATTCTTTTGAATCCAGCGATCGGTCACAGCCACGGCCTGAGCATTTACGGTTTTCCGGTTCTGTAGCTTTTGCACCCGTGAATCCATGTGCTTCTGTAGCTGCTTAATGCCGATCATGGTAAATGATGCTAATGCCCGTGCCATCAATCCCTCACATCCTCTAATGCATCCAATCGCTCCGAGCTTACCTTTGTATACGGGCTTTCCGCCCCTAACATGGTATGTACAGGATGATAATCTTGAAGGTTCGACCATATTTGCCCGGTCTGCGGTGCCGGAGTTATGGTTGTCCCTGATCCCGTGTAGATATATTCCTTGCCATCCTTGATAGCTTCGATGCGTCCGATAACCACATCATGTATTTTTTCGGCGTCCTTGGGCACCCGTGTCTTGAGCGCATTGTAGTAGGTGAGGTCGATAGTCAGATCTTTAACCGTAGGATGAGAGCCGGAAAAGGGAACGGAGAAGTGAGAGGCCAGGCGCCCATTTAACTCCATCTCCGCATAATATATCAAATCGCTGTTTACTTCAATCGCGGTCTTGGCCCAGGTTTTCAGGACCGGATACCGGATTATCACCTCTTCATAGTCGGTATAGCTCATAATCTCACCTATGATGTAT